GGTAAACAGCCTGCCCGACTCGCAGATGGTGAGTTTGTGGTTCCAGCACGGATTGTCTCTGAACTGGGTAATGGCTCGACTGAAGCTGGCGCACGTAAGCTCTACGCGATGATGGATCGTGTGCAGAAAGCCCGTGGTAAGACGGTGGGCAAAGGCCGGATTGCCACCAACACCAAAGCAGAACGGCATCTACCAGCATGAAAGAAGTAGGAAAGCTTGAGTGGTTTGGGGGGAATCAAGATGCCCTCAACATGTACCGCGCCTTTTCGGATTTGGCCCACATCTGGGACGATCTGGTAGATCGCGATGTGCCTGTTCCGCAAGAAAAGATCAATCAAGCTTTCTTAACTTGTTTGGTTTACTTGCCAGCCAACCCGTTCTACCGGGCGATTCAAGACCAGATTTTGCCCATGTGGCTAACGGTTGTGTCTGCGTATGAAACTGCCAACATGTTTGAACAGTCCAAGGATGAGCATGGACTTGAGATTGCACATGGTTTGCGGTACGCCGCTGGCAACATCGTGGCATACGCCGTGTATGTTTGTGTTGGGCCGGAGAAAGCCAAAGAAGTGCTTCCAGAGATGTGGAAGTCAATTTTTTACGAGCGGTTTGATGATTACCGCAAGGAGCATTTAAATGTTGATCCCAAATAAGTTTTCCGGCTACTCCAAAGACGGCGTCCGCAAGTATCATCTTGATTTTGGAAATCCCAGCCAGCCCCAGCAACAACAAACGTCGTCAACCGAGCTTCCTGCTTGGGCAAGGCCCTACGCCCAGCAGTTGCTTGGCAAGGCGCAATCTATCACGGAGCAAGGCTATCAGACCTACGACCAGCCCCGTATTGCAGGTTTCAGCGATCTCCAGACCCAAGCGCAGAATCAAGCTGCGGGGATGCAAACTTCTGGTCAGCTGGACACTGCGTCTCAGATGGCTCAACAGGCTGGCCTCTTTGGTAATAACGCAGCCTACCAAGCCGGTAACTATGGTAACCAATACCAAGCGCCGGGGCAGTATCAAGCAGGTCAATTTGGATACAACCAAGTTCAAGGACCCGGGTTGCAGAACTTCCAGATGGGTCCAGCCCAACAAGTTCAAACGCAAAACTACACCGGAAACAATGTCGATCAGTACATGTCTCCGTACATGCAAGATGTTGTAAATACACAACAGAAAGAAGCACAGCGCCAATCTGACATCGTTGGAACTCAACAGGCAGGCCAAGCAGTTCAACAGGGTGCCTTTGGTGGTTCCCGTGCGGGTCTGTTGGAGGCTGAGCGTCAGCGTAACTTGGGTACTCAGTTAGGCAACATTCAAGCTACCGGGAGTCAAGCCGCATTCCAGAATGCTCAACAGCAGTTTAACCAACAACAACAGGCTAACCTGCAAGCGCAGCAAGCTAATCAACAAGCCGGGCTGACTGTTGGCGGACAGAATTTAAACGCATTGTTAGGCGTGCAACAACTTGGCGCTGGTCAGAACATGCAAGCCCAGTTAGCAAACCAATCTGCAAACCAAGCCGCACAGAACGCCGCAGAACAGTCCCGCCAGTATGGCTACGGACAAAGCATGAACGCTGCTCAAAACGCAGCTCAGTATGGCTTGTCTGCCCAACAGCTGGGAGAGCAGTCCCGCCAGTTTGGTGCCAACTACGGTATGCAAGGCGCAGGCTTAGGTCTGTCCGCAGCAAATGCTTTGGGTAATCTGGGTCAGACTCAGTACGGCCAGCAGATGGGCATTAACCAGTTGCAAAACCAGTATGGCTCTCAACAGCAGGCTCTGCAACAGCAGGGTCTGTCTCAGTCTTACCAAGACTTCCTGAACCAGCAGAACTTCCCGTATAAACAGATGGGCTTCATGTCCGACATGATCCGTGGCTTACCACTGGGTCAGCAGTCAACATCGTCTATGTATCAAGGTCCGGGCAGCATGGCGGGTCAAGTTGCTGGTTTGGGTATGGGTGCATACGGCCTGAGCAAGGCTGGACTATTTGCCGAAGGTGGTAGCGTTGACTCCCAAGGCAACATTGAAAACATTGTCCACACCCTGAGTGATCAACAGTTGGCAGAAGCCAAGAAGGCCGCTCAAGCTCGCGGTGACTCAGAGCAGCTCCAAGCCATCATGGAAGAGGAGAGTATGCGTGCCTCAGAGCGTAATGGCATGGGTGGCGCTTTCAATAGTCTGCCCAATGATCAACAGCAAGCAATGATGGCTGCTGGAGGTATGGTGGCTTTTGCCGATGGTGACTTGGTTAGTGACCCGATGGGAACTGGCGGGTCAGAGATCATGGCTCAAACAAAAGACACCACCCCCTCCGATCTAACCATGATGGAGCGCCTTGGTATTTTTAATCCTGAAAATCGTCGCGCCCTTGAAAAAGGTGCATCTGAGCAACGTAAAGCTCAGGCAGAGAAAACCCGCAAGCCGGGTGAATACTCTGATGAAGAAAAGAAACTGTTGGCCGAAGCCGCAAGGAAGATGGAAATTGCTCAAGCCGCCGAGGCTAAGGCCACTTCTGCTGTTGCCAAACCTGCACCAGCTTCTATCTCTGCCGCACGCACACCTGCCGCTCAAGCCGCACCTGCGGAAGACCCGTATGCCAAATTCTTTGCAGACAACAAAGCAATGAATGAAGAGTACCGGGCGCAACAAAAGGCTGACCAAGAAGCCATGCAGGCTCGACTCGCAGAACAACGCAAGGGCGCTGGCGCAGATGCTTTGGCACAGTTTGGCTTCCAGATGGCCGCTCAAGCTGCCAAGCCCGGCGCTCGATTCTTGGGTAGTGCAGCAGCAGCCGCACCTTCTATCACTGATGCTCTGGCTCAGAGTAAGAAGATTGAGAATGCAATGCAGGACAACATGCTTGCCATGAACCGTGAGAACGCCAAGTTCAACCTGTCCGTGTCCAAGGGCGACATGTCAAATGCTCTGGCTCATGCGGAAGCCTTGCGGAAGCAGAAGCACGATCAAGAGATGCTTGGTCTGGAATACAAGAAGCTTGGTATCTTGGCCCAGCAGGCAAATCAAACTGCTACCTCTCCAATTCAAAAGATTGCCGCACAGTTGCAAGCATCTAACCCCAAATTGAGTGTTGAGGATTCACTTAATCGTGCATCTGAGATTGCTGGCTACAAGTTCCGTACCGATGCCGCACAGCAAGGTAGACAAGACGTGCAAAAACAAAAGATTGAGGCTGAGTTTGGTATGATGAAGTTCATGGACCCAAGCAGTCCTCTGTACCAAAAACTGCAAGCCGATAAGCAAAAGAGAATGGACGAACTTGGCGGCGCACAGCCAGCACAATCTGGCGGGATGGCAATGCCTCAAGGTGTAACAATTACGAAAATGGGGAGCTAAATATGCCCCAGTACATGGTTGATGTTCCCGGTTCTGGCAAGTACCGGGTGGATTCTCCCGAGGACTTAACCAATGATCAGGTCTGGTCTTTGGTTCAGGGTCAGCTTGGTCAACCAGCCCCTCAACCCAAAGAGGGCATTGGTGCCGCTTTCACTGGCGGTATTAAACGCTTTGGCTCAGACATTGAGACTGCGCTTGAGTCTGTCATTAATCCTCAGACTGCCGCAGAGCGTGGCGTAGAGCGAAGCAAAAAGCTGGGTGAGCAGTATGCCCCCGGCGCAAGCTTGGAAAAGGTCAAGAAAGCATACGAAGAGCGAGGACTGTTCCCCGCTGTCGGCGAAGCTGTTTCTCAAGTCCCCGCCGCATTGGCGGAGCAGTTCCCCAACATGGCTACAGCTATTGGCGGCGCTCGTCTTGGAGCTATGGCCGGTAGCGCAGTTGCGCCCGGTATTGGAACTATTGTTGGCGGCTTGGCTGGCGCTGGTCTGTCCGCCCTTCCTCAGTTGTATGCCCAGAATCTTCAACGCCAAGCTGAAGAAAAGAATCCAGAGGTTTCCCGTACAGCCGCACTTGGTGCAGCCTTACCCGGCGCAGCTTTGGAAGTATTTTCTGAGGTCCTGCCCCTTGGCCGTGGAGCGATTGGTAAGTTGCTTGGCCCTCAAGCTGAAGCCCTTCTCAAGAAGGGGACCAATGAAGCCGTTGAAGCCGCCGCTAAAGAATCTATCATGGCGTCTATTGCCAAGGGTGGCATTAAAGGTCTTGCGGCTGAAGTCCCAACCGAGGTTGCACAGCAGATGCTGGAGCGTTTACAGGCTGGCTTACCGCTGACTGACGAAGAAGCTCAAAAGGAATACGGCGAAGCCGCCTACGGAGCAGCCTTAGTTGGTGGCCCATTTGGTGTTGCTGGACGCACCATTGAGCGTCCCGGTGCCCGTGCAGAGTATCAGCAGCTCCAACAACAACAAGCTGATGAACAGCTGAAAAAAGAACAAGAGGAAGCGGCACTCCGTCCTCCTGAACCCGAGTCCCATGAACTCCCCGGCGGATTTAAAGCTACCGCCCGTCAGGTTGGTGAAACCATTGAGCCAGAGGGCTACCAAATCTTTGCAGAAGGCTCTGATGCCCCTCTGTCCACGGTTACTACCGAAGCTGAAGTACAGCCAAAGATTGAGCGTTTAAACACAATTCGGCAGCAAGAGACTGAAAAGTCTTTGCAGGAAATTGACAAGATCAACGAAGGCGTTGCCAAGGCTCGTACCGCTGTTGAAGTGATGGAAGCCACAGGCCAGACCCAGAGCGAGCAGTACATGCAGGCTCAGGAGAACCTGCGTTTACAAGAGCAGCAGGCTCAGGAGCAGGTCAGCCAACTGATGGAGCGGACTCAGTCCCTCTCAGTGCCTTTGACCATGAAACCAATGGCTCCCGTCACTAGGGTGCAGAACGAATACGACCTAACTCACAAGGAGCGTGAGGGTGAGGTGCTTGGCACGTTTAAAACGCCAGAACAAGCCGCATCCCACATCGCCAAACAGATTGGCCCGGAGGAGTATCAAAAGCAAGCCCAAGAACTTCAAGCCAGCACGGAATTAAAGCAGCAGCTCCAGCCTCTGTTGAAACAGTTTGGCCTGAAGGATGTTGATCTAAACGTCGCAGCCAAGCTACCCCAAGGCGAGGGCGGAAGCTACCTAAAGAACCTGATTAGTATTGCCTTGGATGAACGCAATCCGGTTCAAACCCTGCGCCATGAGTCCGTCCACGCCCTGAAAGACTTGGGCTTCTTCACGCCCGATCAGTGGCGTGTTTTGAATGACCGGGCAAACCAAGAGTGGATCAATGTTCTTAAAGAGACTCCCCACGCAGAGGGTCAGTCCCGCCACGATGCTTACGTTGACATGTTCACTAAGCAGGGCGAAGCCAAGGGTCTTTCCGGCAACGAACTGAACAGTTATGTAAACAACAACTTGACAGAGGAAGCCATTGCCGACGCCTTTGGTAGCTACGACAAAGGTGCTAAACCTCCGCCCGGCATGATTGCTGCACTATTTAAACGTATCAAGGCATTCTTTGAGGCGCTGCGTAACCATCTAAACGGTGCCGGGTTCCAGACCGCAGACGACATCTTCGGCAAGATTGAAAAGGGCCAGCTCAAAGCTGCTCCCAAAGAATCTGCGGAGACACAAAAGCTGAGTCTTCCGATTGTTATGGGCGAAGAAAAGCCTGACTTCAAAATTAAGCCAACTGTCGATACTGTTGGCAAATACTTTGATGATCAAGTCAAAGAACGCAGTGGCGACCGGCTTGACTACAACGACAAACAAAGCTTTGATCAGGCGGTAGAGAGTGCAACTAAAGAGGTTGAGTACCAACTGGCTCAAGAAAAATCTGGCCTTGATTGGTACGAAGAGGACATCAAGGAAGCCTTTAAACAAACTGAAAAATTTATTCCGCAGTTAAGCGAAGAGAAAAATCGTCTTCTCTTTAGCGTTGTCGCAGGGATCATGTCGCCTCAGACCAACGCACGCGACAATTGGTTTATTGCCGCTAAAGCGTTTGAACACTACATTGCCACAAAAGAAATTCCGGGCACCAATCCTGAGACCGGAGGCTTATGGCAGGGTGGGACTCAATCTGCCAACAAAAAAACTCAGCTTGATTTTCTTAACAACATGGTCAAAGACATGGGTCAGGAAAAGGCTCTGGAGTGGCTGTTCAGTGATCACACCGTAAGAGAAATTAATCAATTCCGTCTTCAGTATGGCAATATGAAGTCTGGTATTGATGGTAAACTCGCCGACATAAAGCCGGGGCTTTACGCTTTTGGACCAAAAGTTGGACCATTTGTATCCAATTTAAATGGTATCCACGATGTCACTGTAGACAAGTGGATGACCCGAACCTTCAATCGGTACTTTGGCAAAATGCTGGGGCCGGATGGAAAAATTGTTGATGCGCCAACTGAGCCGCAACGCAGAGCAGTCAAAGCACTTGTTAATGAGGTAGCAAAAAATGCAAGAATCAAGCCGTACCAAGCCCAGTCCCTCCTCTGGTTCTATGAGCAAAAGCTCTTCACCAAAATGGGAGTCCTCTCACCATCCTACGGATTCAGTGATGGAGGAAGAAAATACGCAGAGTCAAGAGGAAAAGGCGGTAAGCTGGGTATCAGCGGTGCTGCTCCGTCGGCTGCACGGCCAGTAAAAGGAGAGAAGCGTGAAACCACTAGACCTGAACAACCTGCCGCTCGACCCAGCGCAGGAGGCGAACAACCCAAGTACTCAATCGGAGAACGAGGAAGACTCGAAGAGGATCGCAGACTTGCGCCTCTTGAAGATGCGCCATCAGTCGAAGGCTTTCATGGCCCAGACCCGAGACTTGTTGGGGTCGCAGAAAAATATGCCGCAGAAAAAGGCATCGAGTTAAAACGCCAAGCGCGTTACGTTGATGTTGATGAAGATCGTGCTCGCCGTATTGCGGAAGAGTACGACAGGATGGATCATGCACCCCAAGACCCACAGGTCAAGGCGGCATACAAAGACCTGATCAAACAAACCACTGATCAGTATCGCGCTTTGGAAAATGCTGGCTACAAGTTTTGGTTTATTGACACCAGCAAACCCGACAACCTCACATACTTATCTTCTCCTTGGAATGCGATGCGGGATATCCGCGCCAACAAGGAAATGGGCATATACCCAACCAACGAAGGTTTTGGAAACGAAACAGACTTCAGCCCAGAAGCCAACCCGCTGCTGTCAAAAACCAACATTAAGTGGCCTGTTGGCGGTCCCAATGGCCCCCTTGCGCCTGTGCTGGCAAACGATTTGTTTCGCGCCGTGCATGACGCATTTGGTCACGGCCTTGAGGGCGCTGGATTCCGTGCTCGAGGCGAAGAGAATGCATGGCAGGCTCATGCGAAGCTTTTTACTGGCCCTGCGCTTGGCGCACTCACCTCTGAGACTCGAGGTCAAAACAGCTGGTTGAACTACGGCCCAAGCGGCGAAAAGAATCAAACGGCTAAGGTTGAGGATACTGTATTTGCAGACCAAAAAACTGGGCTAATGCCAGAATGGACATGGAAAGAAGGCCGTGTTGAAAACATAGAGAATCCGGTAAAGGGTATTGTGCTTGGCACAAAACAGCCTGACGCAAGCAGTTTTAATGGCGTTCACTACGGAAACGCCAAGGTAGAAGAACTTAATGCCGCTAAGTACGGCACAGGTCTGCGTGGTGCAGAGCGTCGCCGCTTGGAAGATGCCTTTGACGACCGCATCAAGAAGCGGGTTTACTTCTACATTCCTAAAGAAGACGGCACCATGCCAGCCGTTGAGTCGGGTGTTGGTAACCACGTTTACAAGCAACAGTTCGACAACATCCTAGCCCCCGGCCCGGCGATGAACAAGTTGTTTACACAGGCCCAAGGCGATTCCAACCAGTTTGAGACTGAAGTTGTTGATGCTGGATACGATGGTTACGCAGTTCCCTCAATGGGAATGATGGTCATCTTGAACCACAATGCGCCAGTCAACTACGTTGGCACCCAAGCAGAGATTGCAATGGGTGAGAAGAAGCTCAGCCTACGTGCTCCAAACACCCCTGAGTTTAAACGCTGGTTTGGTAACAGCAAGATTGTTGGCGCAGATGGCGAACCCAAGGTTATGTACCACGGCACAGCCCGTGACATCACTGAGTTCAGAGGCAAGCAGGCTGGTGCCATCTTCCTGACGGACAATCCAAAGTTCGCCGAGATGTTCTCAAAAGACAGTGCGGCTTGGATGTCTGCACACCCAGAAGAGTTCTTATCCAAAGAGGAACTGGCGAAGGGCGTGAAGGATGCGGTTGCCGCGATCCGCAAGGATTACAAAGCCCTCCCAGAGGGCAAGGTGATGATCGACAGCCTGAAGTCAGGCAAGTACGAAGACGCCACCGCAGAGGCTCAAGAGTACCTGCGTAATGCGTATAAACCAATGATGCCCACCGGGCCAAACATCCTGCCCGTTTACGTCCGCGCAGAGAATCCTTTTGACTACGAAAACCCAGATCATGTGGCGGCTGTTGTCGCTGAGATGAACAAAAAGTTTGACTCATATGGCCGCGCTCTTGGTAACAAGATTGCTGGAACCTTAAAGACTGGCAACTGGGAAGAGATTGAAAACTCGACGGTTCAAAAAGCGGCCAAGGATTTGGGTTTTGACGGTTTCTACGTAAAAGAAGGCGGCCAAAAGAACCTTGCCGTCTATGAGCCGTCTCAGATCAAGTCTGCCACCGGCAACATTGGCACTTACGACATTAACAACCCGGACATCCGCTACAGCCTGAAGAACGTTGCTTTCCCAAGCGCAGAAGAAGCTCAGGAAGCAGCAGACAAAGCAAACGTGCCCGACACTGAAGAGTTTAAACAGTATGTTGGAGCCAGCAAGTGGCTTGATGAGGGGGGTGACCCCATCAAGATGTTCCACGGCACCACCAGCGACTTCGTTGAGTTCAAGGATGGGATCATCTATTTGTCGGACACCGCCAAAGAGTCCGAGAGGTTTGCCGACATTGATGAAGATCGTCTGCGTGAGCAGATGTACCGCGCCCTGAACAAGAGCGAGAAGATTCCCTTGTTTGAACAGGCGGTCGAGAAAGCCGTTGAAAGCGGCAGGATCACCGAGGAGCGTGGCGCTCAGATCATCAAAGAGGTTAACAAGAGCATCCCTGCGTTCGGGATGTATCAGTACAAGTCGGTCAAGCCCGAGATGGATGAAATCCTCATGGACTTGTCACCCTCCAAGAAGAAGGTGATGCCGCTGTACGCCCGTTCGGAGATGCCGTTTGACTTCAGGAACCCTGACCATGTGGATCAGATTCTTGGCGCTGTTGCGTACTTAAAATCTGACACGTACAAGAACGCAGAGTCCAGCAAATACCAAGAGCAGTGGGAGCGAAACCTCAAGGGCCAGCTTCAGAAGGGCTTGACAGCCGCGATTGAAGACAAGTTGGTTCAGAAGGCCATTCGCAAGATCGGCTTTGATGGCTTTGTTTCTCGCAAGAGCCAGACCTCCCCATTGACCTATGCGGTGTACCAGCCCAATCAGGTCAAGTCCATCACCGGAAACCTTGGTGAATATGGAATGGAGACCAAAAACATCCGCTACAGCTTGCCAACGATGTCCGCAGATGTAAACGCTGCTGTTGACCGGGTAACAACCACCCGCGAGCAAAAGGGCTGGGCCGAGCGTCTGCTTAGCACCTTGGCTCCTGAAAAGTTCTCATCCTACCGTCAGGCGGCAATCAACCGCTACAACCGACTAAGTGAAGCAGACAAGCTTCGCGCAGAAAAGATGGGCGGCGAGGCGTTGCTTGCACGCAACAGTGCGGAGGCTGCTGCCTTGATGTCAGATAACCATTCTGGTGTGGTTGCATCTGTGATGGGTGTGGGCAACCGCCGTGGCGGTGTGCCTGTTATCAGGAATGGTGTAACCCTCGTGGATCACAGCAAGAAAGGCGTGTCCGCCATCTTTGCACCGTTGGCAAAATACAACGATCCCAAGGTTTACCAGTACTTCCAGTTTTACTCTGCGGTTAAACGGGGTGCCCGGTTATTCTCGGAAGGCCGTGAGCGTTTAATCACGCCAGCCGACATCAAACACGCAGCGGAAATTGGTCAGAAGTTTCCTGAGTTTGAAGACATCCGCAAGGAGTGGGTGGAGTTCAACAATGCGCTGGTGGATTACCAGAAGAAGGCGGGTGTTCTTTCGGATGAAGCTGCCCGTCAGTTCACCATGTACTCTGACTACATCCCCTTCTATCGCCAGATGGACGGAGAGCAGACCCTTGGACCAAAGATTTACAATGCTATCTCCGGCGTCAAGACACCCAAGGCGCTGAAGGGTGGTGAAGCACCTCTGGCTGATTTCCTTGAAACCATCACCCGCAATACCCATGCGGCCATCGGTGCAGGCATGAAAAACATCGCCGCACAGAGGGCTGTAAAGGTGGGTAAGGATGTCCTGATTGTTCACGATATTCAGCCGGGGTCGAAGGTCTCGGCACTGGAGACTATTTCGGTTCTGGAGAACGGCAAACAGGTTCAGTATCAGTGTACCGATCAGCTCTTTATCGACGCAGTGAAGAGTTTAAACATGCCAGAGCTGCCATTTATGGGCCTGCTGTCGGCCCCGGCAAACTTCCTGCGTAACGTGGTTACACGCGATCCGGGCTTCATTATGACCAACTTGTTGCGTGACTCACTGTCGGCCTACGTGACCAGCGGTGCAAACATGACTCCAATTGCGGGAACCATTATCAACTTTGGTAAGGCCATGAAGGGTGTTGATCCATCCTTTGAAGCTTTAATGGACGCCGGTATCCTTGGTGGGTACGAGTTCAGCGCCAACGTTGAGCAGTCTGGCAAAACCTTCGCCAAGGATTTGGAAAAGAAATCCGGCCACGGCAAGAGTTTGCTTACCCCGTTTAAATCTGTGTGGGACGGTTTGGAGCACGCCACGACGGCGTCGGATGCAGCCACCCGTATGGCTGTTTACGAGCGTGTATTGAAGGAGACAGGCGACGAGGCTGAAGCCCTGTACCGCGCACAAGAGGTGATGAACTTCAACCGCAAGGGTAGCTCTCCAGTCGTTCGCATTTTGACTGCGGCAGTCCCATTCTTGAATGCACGTATCCAAGGTCTGGATGTGTTCTACCGCGCCTCCACCGGCAACATGAATACAGCTGACGCCAAGGAAATCCAGCGTAAGTTCTGGGTGCGCGGCATGACCATGCTGGGCCTGTCCATGATGTACTACTTCGCAGTGGCGGGTAATCCAGACTACGAGGATCAGGAGCAAGAGACCAAAGACAACAACTGGATCATCCCGGGCGTTGGACGAATCCCAATCCCGTTTGAGGTGGGTACCCTGTTTAAAACGGTACCCGAGCGGATTGCTGCCTACTTCTTCGGAACAGATACGGGTGAAGACTTCCGCAAGGCTATGTACAGAGCAGCTAACAGCTTTGTGCCGCTGAGTCCTGCCGCCTACATTCCGCAGACCATGAAGCCTATCCTTGAGTCCATGACCAACTACAACTTCTTCACCCAGAGGGAGATCGTTGGCGCTGGCATGAAGGACATTGATCCTGAGTTCCAAGTCGGGCCGGGAACGTCAGCACTGGCTGAGTTCCTTGGTAAGTTAGGGTTATCCCCACTCAAGACGGATCACGTCATCAAGGGCTACACCGGAACGATGGGCATGTACGCAGTTGACCTGATCGACACCATCATGGATTTAAACAGCGACAGCCCTAAACCGGCTAAGCGGTTTGAACAGATGCCGGTGATTAAACGCTTTGCAATTGACCCAGAGGCGCGTGGCTCTGTGACGGCCTACTACGACCTGAAGCACACCGTTGACACAACCGTGCGAACGATGAACCTTTTGGAAAAGACGAGTAGGCCAGAGGACTACGCAAGGTACTTGCAGGAGAATGTGGGGGCGCTGGCGGTCAGACCTATGGTTTCCCAGATGGACAAGACCATGACTCAATTGAGAGACATGCGCCGCCAGATCACAAACTCACCCATGAGCGCAGAAGAGAAGAGAGATGCTTTGACTGCGATTGGAAGGGCGGAGAAGAACCTGACGGCCAACATCCAGACCCTGAAGAAGACAATCAGCGAACTGAAATAATATCGTTGTCGAAGAGCCAGCCCATCGTTTTGCGGTGGGCGTCTTCCCATACCTCACGCCTTTGCTCTTTGTTCCACAGAAGCCCTTGATCCAACTGGAAGTGGCAGATGTGGCAGAGGGCGGCGATGCGGTAGTCTGAGGCTTTGATGCCCATGCCTTTACCGTCACGCTGTTGGTTGGAGTGGGCGGCGACTACAGTGCCATCCTGCGCCCCACAGTGCATACAAGGAGCCTCACGAACGGCCTCAAGAAGCTTCTTGTTTCTATAGGTCATTGTGTGTTTCTGTTTTCCTGAGCAATCAGGATGTCCATAATCTCTTCCTCATCTCGCTCATCCACTGGAACAGAATTGTCCATAAAGCTGCCGTCTTTGACCATCTGACGAATCTCTGCAATCAACTCATCCAGCTCCTCTTGTGTGCCGTCAAAATCATCAAAGCAGCCGGGCGCAAATACAACTTCAATTTCCTTTGTCATCTTTTTCCTCGCTTAGTAAAGAATGCTTTCTGATAAGCCTTTTCCAAAGGCTGTGTGTAGTATGGCTGTCCTTTGGCAGTTCTGCCAACCCTGTTTAACTTCCTTGACCCAGACTTTTTGATGTCCTCTTGTATCTCATCAACAAGCCTAGACCTCTGCCAATTGAAGTCATTATCGGTGCTTTTTATGACGTCACTATCTTCCCAATACTCAACATTTAAACGTGTTTCATTCAATTTTGTCATATTATGGTAAAGTTCGCGTTGTTAAAATATGTAGCATGAAGATCAAGCGCGTCAACCTCCGTAGCCTTGAAACGCAAAACACATTGTCTGCGCTTCAGCAAATTTGTCTTCCATATGATAAACCTCATAAAACAAATTCTGGTTATTGGTGGGTGGCTTCTAATGACGGCGGTGATCCGATTGGTTTTGCTGGTCTTGTTCCCTCTGTTCGCTGGTCTGACACTGGCTATCTCTGCCGAGCGGGTGTTGTCCCAAATTGTAGAGGCAAAGGGACTCAGAAGAAACTTATTCAAGTCAGAATCCGGCAAGCAAAAGCAAACGGATGGCAATGGTTAATCACTGATACATACGAGAACCCAGCATCAAGCAACTCGCTGATAGGCATGGGATTCAAGTTGTTCGAGCCTTCATCACCTTGGGGTGCAAAAGGCACCCTGTACTGGCGACTTAAATTGAAAGACTGATCATGCGCGAAAAATTAACTGAGTCCGAATTTATTCAGATGATGCGGAAATACAAATCATTGGGTGTGATGGCCCGTGAATTGAAAATGGACCTCAGAAGTTTGCAAAAGCGCAAGATCAGAGTCCAAGATAAGCTTGGAATTGTTTTTGAGGTTGACACCCCGCAAAAGCGTATCAGCGAATCAACCTTTGTTTCGGCTGCGCGTGTAAACCTTGGCATCGAAAATGGTACGGTCATCGTTTTCAGCGACGCACATTTCTGGCCGGGGATTCATACAACCGCTTATCGTGGGTTACTGTGGGCAATTAGCGAACTGGCTCCCAAGGCCGTCATCGCGAACGGCGATATTTTTGACGGAGCCAGCATCAGCAGGTTCCCCAGAATCGGCTTCGATAACACACCCTCCGTGATCCAAGAATTGAAAGCCTGTGAAATCGCAATGGGTGAGATTGAGGAGGCGGCTAAGAAGGCATACTCCAACGTCAAACTTGTGTGGCCGATGGGTAACCATGACGCCCGTTATGAGGTCAGACTAGCTGCAAATGCCCCTCAGTATGAACAAATCAAGGGCTTCAGTTTAAAGGATCATTTCCCTGCATGGACGCCCTGCTGGGCTTGCTGGCCCACCAACACAGTAGTGGTTAAACACCGCTACAAGGGGGGAATTCATGCGACGCACAACAACACCGTCAACTCTGGTGTTTCAATGGTTACGGGGCATCTGCATTCTCTGAAGGTAACGCCCTTCTCAGATTACACGGGCAATCGTTTTGGCGTGGATACCGGAACACTGGCAGAGCCAAATGGCCCCCAGTTCGTGAACTACCTTGAAGACAGCCCAACTAACTGGCGGTCGGGCTTTGCCGTCTTAACGTTTAAAGATGGACAATTGTTGTGGCCGGAGATCGTTCACAAGTTTGATGAGAACCATGTGGAGTTTCGCGGTCAGGTGATTGCGGTGTAGGTTCCTTATGGACGGCAAGCGGGACTCGAATCCCGATCTTGCCCACAGGTTCCTCCATGCTGAAGTAAGCGTTGCGCCCAATGATTCTGAGCCAGCCGATGGGTTTATCCATTGTTCTTCTCCTTTATGCAAACGTAATTTGGGTGTGGTTGCATGTAACCAATACCTTTGGTCGCATCTATCCACTGCCACACATAGTAGTAACCATCTTGAATTAATCTACCGCCCTGCTCTTGACAGCTGGGGCCACAGCCCGACAAAAACAAACAAATGAGGGCTAGTCTCATGTGTCCTCCTTCAGTGTAGGTTTAGGGCAGTTCTCTGGTGGCACAACCACACACCACACCGCTGCATATTGGCCCCTGTTTGGCCCTTCCCAGCGATCAATGTAGGCGTCTGGCATAGTGGCTAACGATGTTTGGATACTGTTTGGCCTCATATCCTTCACCTTTAAACGCAGCTGTACCGCAAGCTGTGCAATAGTCAAGCCGTCAGCGTGTTCACGCAACAAAGCCCGTAGTTCTGGGTGACGGGAAATCATTTAACAATCTCCACTTCCTCTTGGGTTTCAATCCAAACATGTGCGCCGCAGGACAGCGGCTTCTCAGGCTTATAAACAACTTTGCTCATGCCGTGGATCACGACCTCATGGACATACCTGTTGTCCTTGTATGTCTTGACTGTCAATACAGGATTATTCTCCCTGTTTAAACGGTTAGCTTTGACCACATGTTGGTTCACATGAATAATGGTTTTCATGTTTTCTTTTCTTTGTGATCACAGGTAACCATAACCCTTTGGTTACGCCCTGAACGTCCGGTGCGGACTCCAATCACATCAATCAAACCCTTGTCCATCAAAGACTTATATCGGGCAGTGACGCTGGAGTAGGGAAGGTAAGGATAAACGGCCAAGACATCATCACTGATGCATCCCTTCTCCCCGAACTTCTTAATGGTCTCATAAACCATCTGCTCCAGCTTGGTGGTGTCCACCTTCCCCGCAGCTTCGGCTGAAGTGTGTGGATCATTCTTGCGAAACAACTTAAAAAATGCGGTGCCAAATTTCATAATGTTCTCCATTTAAGAATAACGTGCCAATCCAACTCTTGCCTCTGAATCCTTGGGTTCATAAATCCCACTGCGCCAGTCTCCAGTCCTTGGGAGAGCCTCGTTAGGATCACGTACACGCTTCGTGTAAACGCCTCCTACAGCTTTGCGATACTTCTCAGCCAGCTTGTTGTCGTCCAGCTTCTTGGCAAAGGTGTGCAGGGATGTCTTGGGGTTGCTACGCAGTACCCGCTCCTCTTGTAGTTTGGGGTAGTCGCGCTTGTTCAGTTTGGTTAAGTTCATATGTTCTTCTCCTTGAGTTTGGCTTCGGTCAGTTCAACCGCTGTCCATGTGTTGCCTTCGGCTTTGTAAGACAGCGCCTCTTTTTCATCCTTCGTCAGCCCAACCCATTCACGCTTGGCAGCTTCGTTCACCATGCCATACGCATTCAGCATACGAATAACAAGAATGGTGCGGCCATCGCTGTCGTCGTAAATGGTTTCGTATAGGCACTTGGCTGGCACAAAATCTAAAAATTCTTCGTAGGTCATGCTTCCCTCGCTTTCAGCATCTCATCTGCATATTTATACGAATACTTGAGTACCTGTTCGCTTGTTGCACCGCCAGCAAGCAGACCTTGCATCGCCTTCGCCGCAAAGTAATCATGCAGGGTCATGCCAACGCAGTTTTGGTTGCTTGGAAACGCTTGGGGTTCTGTGTCTTTAGTCATAACGGTGCATCCTCAAAGTTGTTAGGATTGAACTTCGGCGGCTTGTGGTCTACTGGGATAGGCGCTGTAGGGAAAGGCCAAGTCATAGCGAACTCCCGCTCTTCTTGCAAGGCCACTGTTTCATTGAACGGAAGATCAGCACGGATGCACCCTCGTGCCGCTCAGAGGGATTGCGTTCAAGATATAGGCGCACGATTGCAACCGATTGTCCTCCGGTAAGGGTGGCAGGTGGACAAAGGAATAAACCACCATAGGCATCAATCACGCCTTTGACATAGCCCATAACTGTGCCTTCTGTGTAGCCAACAGTTGACTCCATATCAGACAGTAGCTCGTTTCCAGTTTTAAAGTCGGCGTGTGCAGTGCCGCACACAAGGGCGGCGATAACCAATAAGCGTTTCATTTCTTTTCTCCTTGTTTATACAGGCGGCATGAGCCGCAGTCGGGGACAGACTTCTTCATTTCGCTTTGCTCCATCTTGGTGACAAAGTATCCAGACACCATGCAGGCTCCAATAAACGCAGTGAACACAGCAACCCCTCTCAGGATTTGCCCAACCCGCTCAATCCATTCGCTGAATTCTTCTTGCGTCATTTCTGTGCCTCCTCGCGCTGATGGTTAAGCGCATTCAACATCAGCCTCGCTTGCACAATGGCTTCGACTGCTTGGTTAATTGCCGCATCAAAATCCTTTTTCAGTACAGAGTTGTGTACATCCTTTAAGGCTTTCTCTGCCATCATGCAGGGGTGTGCATAGTCGATCAATTGATTATTGATTACTGACATCTTGGATTTCCTTTCTGCGGCGTTCAATCATCCATCCCGCGACATCAAATGCTGTATCGAGGTCTTCTTTTTTAACGTTGGCTCCAACCTTTGAAAATAGGCCGTTAACAATTAGCCCAACGTACAGGTCAAATAAATCTTGTTCATGCTCTGCCATGTTTATTCCTTCTTTGGTTCTACTGGTTTCCATCCAAACCTTTTCCATGTTTGGGTGACATCTGTAAATTCAGCTTTGACGTACTTGACATCTTTAAAGTACGGGCGAACTGGTTCAGGCTTTGGTTGATTCTTGTTTCTTCCTTAGTTCTTCGGGCATGGATTCAGAAATCCAAAACCCAAGTGCGTTTACACTCATACCCTTTGCCGTCATTTCATCAGGGGTACGGCATCTACGGCTAACGCCATGCTTTCCTGTGCGGTGCATATCAAATGAAAGATTACTGTTGAAGTACTCTTTACACGCTTGGCACTGGTTCTTCTGTCCGGATAGCTTCATGTTTTTTCTCCACGATAATGTGAACAAGCACAGACTCCTCGACCAACTCACCAAATGATTTGCCTGAAGGGAAGCGCATCTCTGAAGCCTTGAGACCCTTGGTAACCTCTACCGACTTCTTCAGCCCGTCATTGAATCCTGTGTTGTATGGATTTTCCCCAGACAGTCGAGCGGCAACACCCTCACGCACCAACTGCGACATTGGTACCTTGCTGGCCTTGGAAAACTTCTTCAGGTTTACATGCTCTTTTGGAGACAAGTACGTCATAAACGGCTTGTAGTTTTTAGAAGGGATCATTTTTATTCCAACTTTCGTAATCAAGTATTAATTCATCAAACAACACTTGAGCGGTAACGTTCCCGTTTAACTCAGAGCGTGACTCGATGCCGCAGTGTTCACACAGGTAGGTTGCGGCTTGGTCTTCATTGATTGGAGAGCCAGCAATCTCGGAGGACATAAACTTTTGAAAGCTTTTGTCCTTACAAATCATCCCCGCCTTTTTGACACGGTTGTTGTATGGGACTGGCGTCTCATCGTCATTAATCCGAACCAACGCACAGCCGTACCTTGCCCCAACAAAATCCCTGATTAGTTCTTCAGGCAGATCGTCAGGATGAATGCAAATCGTCAAAACAAAACCAGTTCTGTCTTGTTTCATTGCAACTTTTCTGGCTTCAAATTGAAGTGCCATTAAGTGCTTCCTTTCTTTTTTGATTGTGTTTTTGAGTCAGTTTTTTGTACTGTTCTGGGTTTCTTTTTCGCCATTCAAGTTGCGCCGAGTTCATGCATGATTTGCATTTGCTCAGCGGATAGGGTTTTTTTGAATCACGTCTAAGATTGAAGTCACCCAGTGGCTTTATGGTTTTACATGCGGTGCATAACTTGTGACCCCTCGGAATCTGACGATACATATCTCCGGGCATTTGTCCGTGTTTGACATTGCATGAATGGCAAACTAAACCAATAGTCCCATCTCTGTAGTGCTGAAGAACCACTCCAGACGAACGATTGTTGTCATCAATCCAATGCATCTGTACACTACAATCCGGACAGGTCATATCCTCCCGAACAAGCTTTTCCAGCTCATAAAAACTTGGAACGTACTTGCCGTCAACGGAGGCGGTTTTTTGCATTTGAGCAAATCGATGATGTTTTTCACACCGATTTGCACGACCATGCCGGTTGATGGAGTCAGCGCCGCATATATAACATTTCATAAAATCCCCTTAACAAAATACCATTGTAGATCAAAACGGTATTTTGTCAAACTGGAGTGCCATCTTTGTCTTTCAGACTGCGACGAAGAGAGGCGTTCTCAGCCAGCAACTGACTCATCATCATGTGATTCTCGCGTGAGCGTTCCTCCATGACCCGAACCAAATGCTCGAATCGAGCCGAGTTACGTGCAATCACATCATTGATCTCGTTCCGAATCTTGGTGGATTCGTACCAGATGAAGTCGGGCGTAATCCCAAGAGAGGTGCGCTCATCGTTCTTGCCAAGGTATGGTGCGCTCTTGAGGGTGTATTCCAACTGATCTTCTGTGGATTGCTGTGCAGTGTTTTTAACGTTTAAACCCTCATCAACATGATGTGTTTTTGCCATTTCTTTTTTCTTGGTCGTATGCTCTTTAAGAGTTTGTCTTGCATCTTTCTTTTGCTTTTTCAGCAGGTAACGTGCGCTGTACCAGCATTGCCTTGAGCCACCCGTGTCAACAAAGAACTGTTCATATGAAGCATTGGGGTACTGTTGGACATACTCTTTGTATGTGCGTATAAACTTCTTAACCATGATTGCTCCTTAGAAGTCAGAGGACATTTCATCAAAGCCACTGTCGTCACTTTGCTTGGGCGCAGGGGCAGTGTTCTCGGGAACAAATCGGTTCACAGCCAGAGACAGGTAGGTCTTACCAGTGCTGTCCAGCTTCTTCCAGCCGCTCAACTTAATAATGGTCAGGCCATCTTCAACGCGAACGTTGGTCATGTCTTTCAGGTTGATGGCAATATCACCCCAGTAGTCGGGGGAGACTGGGGTCTTTTTGCTTCCGGTGGACTTGAGACTGCCGCCATCGGGGTAGGGCTTGAAGGTCTTTGGTTTGTTTGAATAGTTCATAAATTACTCCTGTGAAGAAAATTGTTTTTTCAGATCGCTAAACTTGTCACGCACTTGTGCAAAGAGGTCGGGATGGGAAACCTTCAGCTTGTCCAACTCGGTTTGGTTGCTCTTCCAATAGCTGTTTAAACCTTTTAGGGTCTTGCAGGTATTGGTGTACTGAATCATTGAGTCGGCAAACAACTCTGCGTTTGCATGGTCATTGCCTGTGGTCAATTCCACTGAGGCGGCAGGTTCCCCTTTCTTGTCGTTCACCACTATCCGAACAGGCTCGTCCGGTGCGGTGTCCATTGGCAGGTCTTCTCCCGCATAGATGTACAGACCCAGCCCATGCATTGCAATGCCTTTGGTGAGACAGCGCATGATGGAGGTATTGATGTCAAAAGCATTCGGTGTAGCAATGCATTTGTTGCGGTAGTCAATCACAGGCAACTGCACAGTGACGGGCTTGCCAAACACAGTAACAGTGACCCACACCATCGCAGACTCGCCGACCCGCATATACGGGAGATCACCGAAGGTTTTCACCTCGTAGTTAGCTTGAGGATCAGCACGTAGGATTTGATCCCACGCCCACGCCCATGACAGGTACGTTAAGCCGTTCTTTTTCTCGGCGTGTTCATTGACATTGATGCCAAGTAAGTTAGATGAGTTCATCTTATTCTCCTTTGTGATACTGATCGCAGAACTCGGCGACACCGCAATAATTTCCGGTGCATCGCTTGGGTTCTCCAAGTCGGGTTTCGACATAGCCTTTTTCCTTTTCTGCCAACTGATTGGCTTCTTCTATGGTTTTATAAACACGGATCGCTGTCTTGCGACCCTCTCTTTTGACGGCGTATGTCGTCTCCGACATCCACCTCTCCTGCGGGGAACATTGGGGTAGTTCCTCGTTGAAGTCTGCGGCAAGCTTGGCATCACGGTGCATGTTTAAACGCTCCCTGATGTAAGCCTCGGTTTTGTAGGAATCCCACATCGGGATATCCAACATATGGATAGGTGCCTCTGGATAGTCTGGGCGAACATCGTGGCGGCTGAAGTCACGGATCAGGGAACAGATGCGAAGGCCAACCACCTTACGCTTCTTGACCGTCTCAACCAACCACTTGTACACATTGAGTTGCTGTTCCCATTCAATCTTCTCATTCATCACAGCCCACGCAGAGGTGAACTTGTAATCATGGATGATCACCCCATCGGGGGTGTCCTCTTGGAGATCGATTGCGCCAGAGATGATCATCCCATCCACCGTGGTAAACAAACGCTCCTCTGACGTCCACCCCTTTGTTTCCCCACGCTCCATAACCACATGGAGCGCAGAGCCAAGCATCGACCACATCATGGTTGTGACGTCCTGAACAACCTCGTTGTCGTGCTTCTCTTGAAGTCTGCGTACTCGAGGGGGAGACATCAATTCAGTGACGCTGTAGTCACTCTTCCCCTTGCTGTAGTATTGGGCTTCTGCTAGAGTAACAAGCGGTGCAGGTACCCCGTGAACGTTCGTAATTTTCATGTTTTCTCCAAGGTGTTTTATGACTGACAAAGTGAATGATACTACAATTAGTGATGAGTTGCAATCCCTATCAATAATTATTTATGGGGAACCTGCATCCAAGGCGAACAGTCGCAAGCTGGTCAGGTACGGAGGGGTGTCGAGGCTGATCAAGTCGCAGAAGGCTCTTAACTACTCTGACATGTTTAAACAGCAATGCACGCAGCTGCCGGTGCTGATGTCTGGTGATCTGCGGGTGACGATGTGGATTCACTACGCATCAAGGAGACCCGACTTGGATGAGTCTTTGATCTTGGATTTGATGCAGGGGTTTATTTATGAGAACGACCGACAGGTCAAGGAGAGGCACGTTTACTGGGGTCTTGATCCAGAGAACCCACGCGCTGAGATCATCATCGACAAAATCCCAGAGGTGAGTCCCAAAAAAAAGCCCCAACGCAAGGTCGGGGCTAATCCATAGGAGAAACAACATACAGCTGCAAAGCTGTAAACGTATTGTACATAATCTATACATAATCTATACAAGTAACATAACGTTTAAACATATGAACTTGACAGCTTGTGACTTTGTTGATATGCTTGCGTGGGCAAGCATATCAACAAGAGAGATCATGGGCGTTAGGTGACTGATCAACACCAACACATCACAAAAGTGTTTGCTGTAATCTAGATACAGCGGCTCTAAAGGATGCCGTGATCTCCCTTGTGGTATATTCTGCGGTCTCCGAGAAGTCGTGCTGATGGACTGTAAACATCAGCGCCAACACGCATGGGGATTGTGGAGCCTGACACTAGGGAGCTTTGGCTTGCAACCCTACATAGTCCCCAGCCGTGTTGGTGGTGCAACGGGTTAGCGCCGTTGAAACCCGTAAGAGTTAAGAACATAACCACTGCTTCATGTGAGCCACCAACAACTTATTGACACTTGTTGAAGAGTGTGTATAATTTGTTTTGCTAGGCGTGAGAAACCGAGCGAAGCGAAAGCCGTTAGATCAGACTCCGACCCCGTATGGGGTGGCGTTGCCCACAAGGCAATGTTTTCTCACCGGGGTCTGTTCTAACGGTTTTTTTTCGTCTCAACATTCTTATCTCCCAGCCGTACTCCGCACGATAGCAAGCACCTCAACGTGGTGGCGCGGAAGGAAAGCGTACACGGTATGCAACCGTGTGATTGAAGGTTGGCTCTGGAAGGAGCAGACCCTAGTGGGACGGGGGACGAGTCGTGTTGACAGGTATGTGTGGCTACTAACCACACATCAAATTGCTTCACTGATATTCGTAAACGGAGTGGCGGGTAGGGGTAGTGCCCGATGTGTCCACACCGAACAGAACCAACCTTCAATCACATGGGCTAGGGGGCAGTTCCCGAATAATCCGTGCGGCTGGTCGAATCATCAAGCCGAGGGGTTGACGCTATGCGTCACATGATGATCCACGTATGTGGGGTGAAGCACCTTCCCTTCTACTTCTTCACTGGGGTAGGGGGGTCTTTGGGTGAAATTTAACAAAGCCCCTCAAGGGGGCATTTACAGGAGTCAACATGAAAGAAAGAATTTACGCCGTGTATCACGGGACTGAAGCCCGTCTAGTACGGTCATCAAGCCGCGCTCAGGCAATGCACCATGCGGCGCACACTACATTCAATGTGCGTGTAGCCGATCAGAATGACCTAGTGACCCTTCTCGGCAAAGGCGTCCAAATCGAATCAGTGAAGGGAGGAGACCAGCTGGAATTGACGAATGAATAGCGAACGAGCAGACGCAGTGAAAGCGTTGTAGAAATAACTTGCGGAAGGTATTATTTACACCCCGCTCACAATAGGAAACAACATGGCAAGAGATTACAAAAAAGAGTACGAAAACTACGATGGCACTGAAGCCGTCAAGAAAAAAAGAGCACAGCGTAACAAGGCTCGGCGAATGCTGGAGCGTGAAGGCGTTGTCCATAAAGGCGATGGTAAAGATGTGGATCACAAGACCCCTCTAAGCAAGGGTGGAACTACAGTTCGATCCAACCTGCGAGCGAAGCCTGCATCGGCGAATCGTTCGTTTAAACGCAATCCAGATGGCAGCATCAAATGATTGCCGAACTCATTGAATCTACTTATTTCAATGAGACAACTCGGGTAGTATGTCCCTTCTGTCTGCCCGACCGCAGAAAGAAAAACATGAAGGACATGACCCTCACCCGCAAGTCGGACGGGGCTGTTGTCTACCATTGTCACCACTGCCAGATCAGTGGATCACTTCAACCAGAAACTGAAAGGAAGGGTCGTCCCTTGTCCGCAGTACCAAACCCAGTCATCCTAAGTAACGCCCTGCGTCCAGAGCATTACGCATTCCTAAACTCCAGAGGCATTTCAAACCAGACAGCAGACAAATCAAAATTGTTTTCCGCTCGGAAGTATTTCCGAAAGCTTGACAGGGAGACAGAGTCAATTGGTTTCCCCTACTACCGAGGCGGCGCATTGGTCTCAGCAAAGTACCGAAGCATCGAAGACAAAGACTTCACACAAGAGATGGGCGGGGCGCATGACTTTTTTGGTATAGAGAATGTCGCCAAGGGCGAACCCCTCATCATCGTAGAGGGAGAGATGGATTACCTGACCGCAGTTGAGTTAGGTTTAAACAACGTGGTATCAGTCCCGTCGGGCGCACCTGTGAAGGTGGCAGATGGAAAGGTTCTGCCATCGGAGGACAAGAAGTTCTCCTACGTATGGAATGCCAGAGAGATCATTGATGCCGCCCCCTACGTAGTCTTAGCCACAGATCAAGACCCCGCTGGGCAAGCACTCGCAGAGGAACTGGCAAGAAGGATTGGCAAGGAGAAGTGTCGACTCGCCAAGTTTGACAAGAAGGATTTAAACGAAATCCACATGAGCGATGACCCCACACAAGATAGCGTGGCAGAGGTCATCAGCAAAGCCCAAGCCTATCCCATTTCAGGCATAAGCGAGGCGGGGACGTACCTCGACAAGATCAATGATCTGTATGCGAAGGGGACAGGCAAGGGGTTCAGCACGGGTTACCCGACCCTCGATGAGGTATATACAGTTGCGACAGGTCAACTCACAGTGGTGACAGGCTATCCATCGATGGGCAAGTCCAACTTTGTTGACCAGATCATGGTCAACCTCGCCCGTCAGCATGATTGGAAGTTCGCCCTCTGTTCATTCGAGAATCAGCCAGAGATACACATCACCCGCCTGATGGAACTCTACTTGTGTAAACGTTTCTTTGAGGGCAGGGATCAGATGACTGCCGAAGAAAAGAACAAGGCGTTTAAATGGGTACACGATCATTTCCTATTCATCGACTCGAACGGGGAAGAACCTAACACCCTTGAGTCCATCCTTGACCGCGCTCGAGTTGCAGTGAAGCGTATGGGTGTGCGTGGTCTTCTGATCGACCCCTACAACTACATCGAACTGGAGCGCAGGGACAGCACAGAGACCGAGGCAATCAGCAATATGCTGACCAAGGTAAAGAAGTTCTGTATGTCCCATGATGTTCACACATGGTTTGTGGCTCACCCGTCCAAGATGGCACGATCTGGCAATGAACAACCCCGCCCAGACGGGATGTCAATCAGCGGCTCTATGGCGTGGTGGGCTAAGACCGACTGCGGTATTACAGTCCATCGGGGGGAAGGCTCTCTTGTTGAGGTCGCGGTGTGGAAGTGCAGGTATCGGTGGGTTGGGACTCAGGGTGAAACTACCATGCTGTACAACAAGACAGCGGGAACGTATGCAGAGTGTTTGGACAACTTTTAAAGAACGGGGGGCATCAGCCCCCCTTCTTATTTGCGTGATGCCAGCATTGCACTGGCGATGTTGTCAAAAGATCGAACGAATCGCTCGCCGACTGATGTATGTTTAAACACAACAAAGCGGTTGTTGATTACGTTGAAGGTGATGTAGCGTTTGCCAAATGGAACGAAGCGAAGGTCATTGTGCAGTTTGATATGGTCTCCCTGCGCGTATGCCTGTTTCAAGAACACATGGTGGTGGTGGGTGATGGCGTCAACGGGTGTCATTTGCAGATGATCAGTTCGTAAGCCTTGCCATCAACAGTTAGGTCTGGGAAGTAGACCAAACCAGCGCGGGGGTCGTAGTTGCATCGACCAGCGTACAAGCCAGCCTCATCAAACAAACCCCTCAGATGCCATAGGTCAAAGTACTGGTTGACCTTGATGGCAAGTACAAACTCAACGTTGACAAACCCCGTGTCAAATATTGTGACCTCCCAACCTGTAATTTTCAGGCGGTTGATCACATCGCAGACAGGGGTAATAGGTTTCAGGGTAATCGTGTCCATCAATGCACCTCATCAGATGTTGGGTTAAGAAACTTCACCGCATCGAAGCAGTAACTCATTCGATCCAAAAATTCAGTCTTGCTTTCAAACATAACGGCGTAGTCACACATCGCTCGAATGAGGGTGGGGTAAATCATCTCGGGTGGTGCGGCGGTTGTCTCGAATACATTTTGCAATCCAGCGTGTAACTCCAACAGCTTGGCTTCTTCTTCAGGTGTTAAGGCAATCATAATTTCTCCTATGTTTAAACGGGTGAGGGGGTAAGGTAGATTCCGCGCCCCCTCGTTCGCGGCATTGGATCAATGGAGGCAGATACCTTGTGCTGTGCATACCTCCATTGTGCAATTCGGGTTCACATCTACCAGCCCCCCGATCCGCAAATCTAATGCAACTGCACAGCCCCAATTAATCTTCTGTCTTTCTCAGCACGGCGGTGAGCCGCTTGATCTGAGCCTGTCGATACTGACACATGGCTTGTGCGTATTCTAAGGCTGACTGAGACGCAAGCAACCTGCGTTGGGCATCCTCCAGTTCACGCATCGCCACGATCTGTGGGCTTGGCAACTGGTAAATCTTTTTAGTCCACTCGATGAGGTTGTTCATTCGATGATCCCTTCTGCGCGTGATTGATCTTCTGTCTTGTCGCTGAGACAAATGCCAAATGCCAGATCGTCCATCATGTCCTCGACATGGCGGCGGGTGTCATCAATGAACTCTGCCACTTGGTCGGGTTCAAAAACATCTACCGCATACCAAGGGTTGATGCCGATCTCAGTCCACACGCCGCCGCCATTGTTTAACGCCTCCATGATCTCGGCATAGGTCTTGTCGTGCGGGTAATCGCTCAACCATTGGTTGAGGGCGAATCGTTCTGAGTGTTTCATTTGCTTTCTCCTTCTTTAACTTCTTCCAAGTCATACACATCGTTTTCAAATTCTCCATCTGACAAGCTGGCGTTCTCGCATATCACACGTTCAATCTGCTCTTGCGTGTAAACATCAGGAACTACAACTTGTACTGTCTGGTACTGCTTGGTCACAAGGGTTGCGGTATACGTCTTCATGGCATAGCCCCTTCTTCTATTGATTCTTCCTCGGTCTTTTCCGCGAGAGGTAAGCCGCGCTCGAGGTTATCCATCATGCGTTCCACTGCATAACGGGTGTTTTCAATCTCCTCAATAGCCGCCCTAGCCCCATAGCCATCGATCCTTTCCCAAAGGGTCACTGACTCATCTTCCTCGTGAATGAGATCAATGATCTCGTCATAGGTCTTGTCGGCGGGGTAGTCACTCAACCACTGGTTGAGGGCAAAGCGTTCAGAGTGTTTCATTTGGTTTCTCCTTTGGTTATCTTGTTGGCTACTTCCTCTGGCAAATATGCCGTCAGCATATCGTTAGGTACGTGCTTGAGCAGTTCCTCCAAAACAGTGTAGTCACCATTGAACAGGTCTATCTCTACCTGTGCAAGCACGGCATCAACTAGTTCTTCTTTCATTTGGTTTCTCCTTCAACTTCAGTCAGCACAAAGTCTTCACAAACAATCATCCCCACTGCCAATGGTTCGCCATCGGTGTAGTAGAAGATGCTTTCATCCTCTGCGTCCTCCATGCCATCCCATGTGTCGGTGCTGATACGCACTGCAAAGGTGTGGCTTGGGTCATCGTTCCAATAGCCAGAACAGGTTTTTACAAGATATTTCATTTCATTTTCCTCAGTTAAAAAAACAAAGCCGCGCCAATGGCGACCACTAATCCCAACGCAAGCGTCAGGGGTAACACAATAAGCATCACAACATCAGTCCAATCATTCATTTCGTTTCTCCTGTTGATTGTTTTCAAACTCATCGAACTCTTGCATGGTGTGCGGGAATCGTCCCATCAGGTTGCGGAACAAAACCGCATTGCAGTCGGCACACCATTTTGAATAGCTCTTGCAGGGTTTGATGTCTCGTGTTTTGTACATGGTGGTGCGGCTAATGAAGTAATCCCATGAAGGGTTGTCCATGCTCCGCATGATCTCGTGCTTACGCTTTCTGGCTTTCATTTGCTTTCTCCTGTTTAAATGGGGGCGAACCCCCGTTAAGCCGCCAACTTGATCTTGTCGAATGCCACTGCACCCAACTCGCTCAAGTTTTTGACAGTCGCGTTCTTGGGATAAACCCTGCTAACGTCCAGATCAATGCCGATCCCAATCGTTGTCACGCCGAGGCGTTCGCCCACCGCGATCTGTTCGCTCGTGCTGATTTCATCACCATCACCATCAGTCAGCACAAGGCAGACCTTGCGCTGTTCGGGGCGGTTGAACAAAACCTTGTGTGCATATCGCACGGCAAAGTAGTCGTTGGTCGAGCCAGAGGTTCTGACCTTGCAAAGTTCTTTGATCGCCGTTGCCGCCGACATATTGAACGGCTTGAGAACACTTGTATTTCCCGCGAAGGTCAGCACTGTAGTGGCTACACCTGCGCGGTTGAGCACATCGACCAGAGCCATGCAAGCTTCAGCCGCAATTGCAATCCGACTGCCCGAACCAGCGGCATCACTCATTGACCCCGACACGTCAAGCACGATAGCCACGGCAGAGTCGATGCCTTCAGCCTCGTGTCTACGTTTAAACACCTTATCGCTGAAACCAGCGGTTGGCAGGGCGTGGACGTTAACCGAACCAGCCTTGCGGTTGCGCTGGAACTCATCACGTCCCGAGTCCTCAAACAAACGCTTGACGCTATAACGAAGCTTGGCGGGTACAGATGCGTTTGGGGCGTACAGAGCACCAGCTTCAACGTGGTAGCCATTTGGCTTCAGGCTTGCGTCCTCGCTGTAGCTCCCGCCGTTACCAGCCTTGCCCTCACCGAGGGTTGGCTCGGGGTTGACGGGGACAGTGTTGGGCTTGGGTTGTCTGGCATTCCCTGAGCCGTTTTCTTGCTGACCCGCACCCTCACCCTTACCCTCGCCCTGATCGCCGCTCTGAGAGCCATCTGATGGCTTTCCTGAGCCTTTCTTGGGCTTGTCTTCTGGTAGGGTTTTCAGTTGGGCATAGACCCACTCAGCCAATTTAAGAGTGTCGCCACTGTCCACACAAGAGTCCAGCTTGGCGGCAACGTGGGCAAAGATCGGCTCGAGACCATTAGCCAACGGCACTTTAGTTGTGGCGTGGCGCCGCAGATAGACGGCGAGGGCGTAGGGGTACTGCTTGGGGTCTGACCAATCCTTGACCTCGACCAAGGCAACATCGGTCATCATTTCAACCAGCCCACTCAGCAAGCCACCTGCATTACCAGTTACCAGCTTGGCAATTCCCTTGTGCTCAATCCATGCGTCCTCAATCCCGTTGTGCAGAGCGCGAACATAGGCAATGTCGGAGCAGTAGTTGAAGTTGGTGTACAGGGAGTGGAGCAACTCATGCACCCCGTATCCGCAATACTTAATCAAGTCATTCTGATTCAGAATTGCATCGTCAGCAACATCAGACAAGTAGATGTTGTTGTACTGGTCGATTCCAGCGGTCTGCACACCTGCATTCCACCGAATCTTGACAGTCTTACCCAAGTCCTTGGCGACCTTGTGGATCAGTTCTTGGACGGCGGGTTTAAACGTGTAGCCTTTGTACGTTTTCATATTGCACCTCACAGGTTGGAGTTAATTTGATCTTGGCTAATGCAGGTCTCAAAGATGCCGCGCAGGATGGCGTGGCTCTCGGAGGGTTGACGCGCAACTACGGCGGTCTCCCAAGCTTGGGCAGGGTCAAGTACAGTCAGGGCGCGAACGAATGCCATGATCGAGCGAATCGATGGGGCGTCCACGATCTCACCCTTTTCTACCTTGATACGCGCCACTCGCACGGCTTGGTGCGCGTGTTCCGCCAGAGCCTTGGTGCAACCCGTGCGCTTGGTGATCGCCTCGATCTCAAAGTCTTGGGGCAGGAAGGTGAAGGGGATCACACGGGAGAAGCGGTCAACCAGTGCCACGTTCTGGGTGCGCGTCCCCGTGTAGCGTCCCGAGTCATCACCCGAACCGAAGGTATTGTCAGCAACAAACACCAGCACACCCGAGGCGCGACCCCATGTCTGACCGCCGAATGACACGGCGGCATTCGGCTCGAGGAAGCCGTTCAGGGGGGCAAGTTCTCCAGCGTCAGCGTTGGTCACCTCATCGAGCAGGATCACGTTGGACGGGTGTGTGTAGGCGGCGAGGAAGTCTCGCGGCTCGAACACTGTCTCCCCACCCTTGAGACCAGTAGCACCCAAGTACTCTTCTGCGCTGGTGTGCTTGTGGAAGTTGATGCGTGTAAACGCGCGTCCAGTACGGGCGGCAAACTGACGGGCGGTCTCGCTCTTACCCGTACCCTTCTCGCCGCCAAACCACAGGTTTTCGCCCGTGGCATCCGACAAGAGCAGGTGCTTGAGAATCGACTCAGTCCAAATAAAATCAGGATCAACGGCGGGGGCGGTCGGATCATTCCAGATGGATACTTTGAGGGGGTTGCCCTTGGTATCCTTGACGTCCACGCCAAACACTTCCGCGCAGGTCTTAGTGTCAACAACGTGAACAGCAGACAGGTCGGCAACCACGGCTTCAGCTTTGGCGGCTTTGACTGCACGTTTAAATGGTGCGAACTCATCAGCCACTGCCTTGGCAACCGACTCGCGCACCAAGGCGGGGTCGATGGTGAATGTCCCCATCTTCTCGGACAAGTTGTCCAAGCCCTTGGTCAGTGTCGCAAGTGCCTGTTCTTGATGTTCCATGATGGTGGAGTGATTGTCGAGGCGAGTCAAAGCGTTGAGCGCATTATTATGGGCGGCGGCGGCGGTAGCACCAGCGGCATCAATCTTGGCGGCAATGGCGGGGTCACCCGTGCGGTTAACGGCGGCAATGATGGGTGAGTTGCGGATGTCGTCAATGGAACAAAAGCCCTTGCCGACCTCTTCAGCCAACCAGTTTACGGCGTCAGTCTTAGTCGCGCCAACCAGCGGCGAGGTGTTCAGGCGGTTGTATGCCGAGATCACCAAGTTTAGGGGGATGCGGCTGATTTCAAAGTGAACGTTGTGAGGTGTAGTCATGTTGATTCTCCAGAGTTAAAAAATTAAAGGGCAAGGGTGTCGCCACAGGGGCAGGTAGGCATACCAACAGCGACCCATTTTTGGGTGAGCCGCACTGTATAACCGCAGGAAGGGCACAAAGCCTTGAACATCCGAGTGCCTTGCGTTTTCTTGGTGGCGAACGTCAGCGCAGAGTGCGGGTAAGCCTCGAGCGAATCGATGATGGCGGCATAGTCATTGGCGAAGAAGGGAACGTGACCCCGAGTTGACTTCCACGGCTCACGTCCCGTACCCGTTGGTGCAAGGTGCATCAAACCAGCAATTTTCTGAAAGTTAACCCCGTGGTTCATCGCGCCTGCGGTGGCGTGGCACAACTCATGCACCAGCACTTCAAAAACTTCTACGGGGTTGTCAAGGGTGGGGCTGATCAAAATTTCGATGGTGTGATCTGCGCTTGCAGTGTCTGCCCAGCATTGACCGATAGCCTTGGATCGCTTGGCGTCCAGAGGGAAACCACAGGCGACCCGAATCTTTTGCGGCAAGGGTTTGTTATGCAGGGCAAAGATGGGGCGGAGTTCTTCCACGCCTTGGGTGAGCCATTCCTCACGGGTTGAAAATGTCATGTTGATTCTCCAGTTGTAAACGTGCAACATTGCACTCACAAGCCCCGACTCGCGGGGCAAGTGGCTGAAATGTCAGGCTTCTGTGTCCAAGGGTTGCCCGTTGGAACGGGTGTGCCAACTTGGGGTGTAGGCATAGTGGCTACCAGTGAGGCGGCGGTTGCGGCGGGACATCTGAACGTCCCTGATGGCGTCAATGTCAGCCCAGACTTTCCGCCCGTAGGTGTGATCTGCGCTGTATTGACCAGTCGATAGCGTTTCGTAGCAGTCGAGCAGTGCGTAGGCGAGCATTTCGTCAGTGTAGGTTTTGTACTTGATCATGGTTTGTTCTCCGATTACAGTTAAAGGGGTTTCGGACAGCGTCCGCGCAAGCCGCGAGGGCTTGCACTGAGGTTGTCAGTTGGCATCTCATAGGGGATGTTTTTTCTATCGTCTCGGTGGACAGATGCAAGGCGTTGCCCTTGCCTGTATTGCTCCCCGAGGGTATCGCCACAGACCTACCTTATGCTGGGCAGTTCAGCACTGAATTCCATCAGTAGGGTTACAGACTTGAGGGCTGTACACCTGTAGGCTCGATCACCTTTGCTCACCTAGTGATATCGACTCAATGAGCAATATCACTAGCGCATACCAGCACTGTAGCACAATGTAAACGTGCAAGTCAACACTTGAGTAAAACAGTCGGGTATTCGTTGGCGGGGTCTATATATAGGGAACTAAGACTCTGTACTTGAGGCGTTCTAAGCCGTTTTGTGGGGGTGATGCGGTGCTGGTGTAAACAGGGCGGCAACTGCTAATCAGTAAGGGTAAACCCTATGTTTTTTATCCACACTGATGTGGATAACTTAGAGATGTCCACAGGCTGTTGTGGATATTGTGGATATGTGGATAAGTTTACTAGGGTAAACCCTTACTCCATGATGAACGGGACGGGGTGAAGGGGTTGGAGAGGGTAAGGGCTTGTAACGCCAAACTCACAGAAGTTATTCACAGGCTGTGGATAAGTGCAAAGATGTAAACAGGTTGTGGATAACCTCCGCTTGCGTTATCATGCGAACGAACTGTTTAAACATACAGTAAAGGAGTGACCAAATGAAGTATCGGTATGGGGATCAAGAGAAACAGGGCAGGGCGACAAAAGATGAGTACTTAGCCGCTCTTGAAGCGGCGAGTGAAGACGGGGAAGATTCCGAGGAAGAAGGCGCGGGGGACTTGAGCGAAGCGGAACGGCTTGCGGCTCTCGCAGATGCACCAAGGATGAGGGTAGATGGTAGACCAGTAGGAACAGAGAGACAGAGACCATTAACACCAAAGCAGTACCAGTTCGCCAGAGGACTGATAGAGGGAAAGACTCAGGAACAGGCATACAGAGATGCCTATCCAGACGCCAAGGCAAAACCAACAGTGATCAAGTCCAACGCATGGGCGTTGGCACAGGACAGACGTATACAAGGGATGCTCAACGACCACTGGGGAGAGACAGTGGAAGCGTTGGCAGATGATGCAACGGCAACGAAGAGGTTTGTCCTGAAGCAGTTGTTGCACTATGCAAAGACAGCTAAACAAGAAGGCTCTCGCTTAAAGGCACTGGAACTCATGGGCAAAACAGTCGGGATGTTTACACGCGCAGAAGAAAAGCCAGATGAGGTCTCGCTCACGGCAGAGCAGTTGAAGAAAGAGTTGGCAGGTCATGTCCGACTGCTGAACAACGTGAGACCACTGACCAAGGCACAGGTCATCGAGCCTATATCGGTCATCAATGCAGAGCCAATGCGTGTGACCAAGAGCTAATGCGTGACGTGTGCCTATGCGTAGCGTGTGCATGGTGCGTGTGACGTATGCGTGTGAGGCGTGGCGTGTAAACGTGAGGGGGAGATGGGTGTTGCGTGACGTGTGGGCGTGTGAGAGAGACCCCTACCCCCCAGATTCTCAGTTGGGTCCCCCTACCATGCCTGCACACTAATCCACTCCAACATTTATATGCCCCCCTACCTATACAAACGTTCTCATCACCATCCAACACATTCACTTGTGTAAACATCCCCCGTCACATGTTTAAATGTAACACCCCGGGGGTATATATATTTTTGTTTAAACACTTGCGAACGTTTGTATTTACGTTTAAACTCCGCACATGTCAGAGAAACATCAATTAGTTTTGGACTTCATAAAGGCGTACATCAAGTTGCATGATGTGGCTCCCTCTTATGCAGTTATTGCCAAAGGGCTTGGATTGAAATCCAAGGCCAATATCCACAGGATCGTCCACTCCCTACAGGACGAGGGCAAACTCACCTTGAAACCCCATAAGTTTGCCTCGATCAGGATTCTTGAGAGGGGTGATGAAGAGGTGTTGGCTTTATGACTCTCTTGACCAAGCAGGAGATGGATGACTATGAGTCGTTGATCCCTATGGTTGGGTTGGATGAGCGCCGCAAGATCAGGGCGCTCCTTGAGATGGATAAGGTCGAGAGGTGCCGTGAGTCCTATATCTTCTTTGTCTCCCAGATGTGGGAAGGCTTTATCTCGGGTAAACACCATCAGATCATGGCTGACGCCTTTGAGAGAGTCGCCAAGGGCGAACTCAAGCGTTTGATCATCAATATGCCTCCCCGGCACACTAAGTCTGAGTTTGCCTCTTATTTACTACCGGCTTGGTTTCTAGGCAAATACCCTGAGAAGAAGATCATCCAGACTGCCCACACCGCAGAACTTGCAACCGGCTTTGGCCGGAAGGTTAGGAACTTGGTTCAATCGCCGCAGTACGAGAAGATATTCAGTACAAAGCTGTCCAGTGACTCAAAGGCGGCAGGACGATGGAACACCAACGCAGGGGGTGATTACTTCGCTATTGGTGTTGGGGGTGCTGTGACGGGTAAAGGTGCTGACCTTCTGATCATTGACGACCCACATTCAGAGCAGGAAGCTAAACAGAACAACCCCGCAGTGTTTGATGGGGTGTATG